GTTCTGGTGGGCAAACGTCACCTGGCACAAAGTCGGTGTGGTAGATGTCACCGTTCTTTACGCCTTTGAATTCTTTAGTGAAGATCATTTGAAGTTCCAATTGAAAAAGCCCCGGTTAGGGGGCTTTCAGGTTTAGGCCGAGATGTTCAGGGCGCGCATGGTCTGGGGGTTGAGCAAGCCACCCCCTACTCTTTTTGTCGTATAGAACGACACATACGGTTTGTTGGTGAGGTTGTCGCGGATCACACGCACACCGATGCGGTCAATGACCAAATAGGTGCGCTTGAAGTCGCCAAACAGCACTGCCTTGGCCGCCGCCGCCACATCAGGCATACCGGCCACTTCAGACACGGCATAACCGGCCAATGTGGACGGCTGCCCTGCTGCATAGCTGGGCTGCCAGATGTACTGGTTGGTGGTGTCTTTGAGCTTGCGCGCAGCAGCGAGCGTGGCGCGGTTCATGGCGAAACGTGCGTTGCCGGTGAACTCGCTCGGCAGGCTGTAGACCAGGCTCAAGATGCCGTCTGTGGTCAGCGCGGCTGCGGCACCACTGTTGACGGTGGTGATAGCGCCCCAAGGGTGGGTGGCTGCGTTGGTGCCGCCTGTGACGTAGGTCAGGATGCCGTTGGGCTTGTTGACACCGTCGCCACTCAGGAATGCGACGCCTTCTTGATACGCAAACTCGGTCTGAACTTCACCCGCCAACCATGCCTCAAGGTTAATTTCCGCATCATCCAACATGCCTTGTGTGGCTGAAGGATTGGCGTAAATCTCGCCCGTGGTGTAGGTCAGTGTGCCAAAGGCCGGCGTTGCCGTTACAGGACGGGCAGCAGTTTCTCCAACCCAGCCGGATGTCGTGCCCATGTTGTTGAACAACTTGGAGTAGGCCGCTGTGCTGATGGTTTGCTGTGAGGCCAAGGAGCGCATGGGGGACACCTGCACCAATTTGTCGGTGATGGTGCGATCCCACTCTGTAGGGGCAAGATAGCCGCCTTCACCGGCCACGCCTTTGTTCAAGGCGGCGTTGATTTCGCCGCGCTTCATGTGCGTGGTAAATGCTGCGCTGTATTCTTTGTCTTTCAGGCCACCTTGAGCGACACCTTGCAGTTGGGCTGCGGCGATGCGGGTGTTGGCTTCATCAACAGCGTCTTGCAACTTGCTGATGTCAGCATTGATGCGGTCAACTTTGAGCGCCTGGAGTGCGTCGGCTTGGCCTTTTTTAACAGCTTCTAGGGATGCGTTGTTTTCTGCCTTGAAGGTGGCAAAGGCCTGGTTAACGCCTTCAATCAGGGATTTGATTTCAGCGCTGGATGGTGCAGAAACTTCTGCGTTGACGGACTGGATGCCGCGTTTGATGCTGTGTTGCATATGATTTCCTTTAGGTTTGGACGAAAAAAAACCACCTGTGAGGGTGGTCAGTTACGGGGTGATGGCGGTTTAGTTGCGGATCGTGTCGATCAGCGATTGCAGCGACTTTGCCGCTTCAAACCCAGCGCTCGGCGTGGGACTTTCGGCAGCGCTCGGCGTACCAGAAAATAGGGTTTTCAGGGCTTCACGGCGCTCCGACCGTGGGTGGCCTGCTTTGGCTAGGGCGGTATCCACCATTGCCAAGTATTTGGTTGAGGCGCTTGCCTTGGTGTCGTCTGTGATAGTGGCGGTGTCCATCATGCCGGTGGCAAACCCCTGTTCTATGGCTTGGGTTGCACCAATCCAGCTTTCTGCATCCATGAGCTTGGCAGCGGCTTTTACTGTGATGCCTGCGCGGGCGGCATAAACCTCAGCCATCGCATTGTCAAAAGGCGCTAGTTGTTCAGCCGCAGCTTGCATGTCATGGCGGTTTCCGATTGCCATGCACCATGCGTTGTGGATCATCAGGAACGATCCTTCGCCCATGTTGATGTCGTCACCCGCCATTGCAATGATGCTGGCAGCACTTGCGGCCAAGCCCATGACGTTGACAGTGACTTTTGCTTGGTGCTGGCGCAGCAGGTTGTAAATAGCCACACCTTCAAAGAAGTCGCCGCCCGGGGAATTCAGGTTGACGGTGATGTCACGCGATGCGCCGATGCCGCGCAAGATGGCTGACATTCGTTTGGCAGTCATGCCAGAGCCGTCCCACGATTCACCAATTTGTTCGTAAATGCCAATGCTGGCTTCACCGTCAATGGCCGCTTGAATGCCTGGCTCCCAGCGTTTGAGTGCGTCGGGTCGTGCGTCGAATTGCACTGATCCGATGCGCTCCCCTTTAATTTTGGGTAGTTTTAGAAGTGACATTTTGCGTCCTCATCATTGGGCTTTCGAGCTTGTCAGCCATCGGGTCTTGCGACTTGGCAAGGTCTTGCAGGTCTCGCACTTCGTTGGCTGTCATCCAGGGCATGTGCCCGCCGCTGCCGAGTGCTTTGGCAAACAGTTCTGATTGGTCTTTGAGAGTGCCGCGCAACAGCGCACGCTCGTTGAATTTGACGTAATACTGGGTGCGCTCAACGTCCGTCAGCAGCAGGTTTTCAATGGCTTGCTCCCACACCGTAAACCAGTGTTGGAGTCCGTATTGCACAAAGAAAATGTTTAGCTGCTCGATGCCGCTGCCCCAACTGGTGTCGTCCATCATCAAGAGTGGACGGGGAACACCGAAGGCTCGGGCAATTTCTTCAATCTGGTGGTTGCGGTTCTCAAGGTGCTGGCTTTCAGCGCCAGTAGCTGCCCATTTCTCGGCCTTGCCACCTTCTTCGAGCACCATCCACTTTTGGGCATTCTCAGCACCAGCATATTTTGCTTCCATGCTGGATTGCAGGTTCTTGATCTGCTCTGCGTTGAGCTTGTTGGGGAAGGTCAGCGACCCACCAGCCATGACACCGTTCTTGAACAACCTTGCTGCCGCTTTTTCTGCTTGCAGCGCCAGCCCAATAGCTTCTTTGGCCTTGCTGACCCGCGAGATACCAGTGATACCGTCCTCAGACAAATCTGACAGGTGCAGTACATCCCGCGCCATCAGTTCTTGGGTATTGCCTTCTGGACTGCGGTATTCGTAACGCATCGTCCAATCGGGCTGGAGTTTTGGCGTGACGCGAGTTGAGTCCATCGGAACCAGGCGAACGATGCGGTCTAACGTGCGCACGACCCGTGCGTATGCGTTGCCGTGCAGCAGTAGCGCCATTTGCATGGTGCTTTTGAATTTGTACGCGCTCTGAAACTCGTTCGGCTTGACTTTTAGCACTCGATACAACGGGTGGTCTACGGCGTAGTCTTTTGCATCGCCTTTAACGATCAGGTTCAGCGGCAACATGCCAATGGACTCGGATATGAGGCTGACGCAACGCAGCATGGCCATGTTGCCCAAGGCTTTGCTGGTTGTGATGTACTCGCCACTGGCGGTTTCACTTCCACCACGCATGAAGTCGTACAGGTCTGCGCTGGTCAATGATGCAAAGGCGCGGCCTTCGCCAACTACCTCAGAATTTGGGCGCGGCTGTGCTTCTGGCTCATTCTTTTTCGGCCAGAGTTTGTCGAATATGCCCATTAGATTATGAGAAGTCCTCTTGTTTCGTAAACACTTGGTTCCGAGCCGTCCATCGGCATCACGCCGCACGCCATCGCCAAGGCCACCATGCCGTCGATGCGACCACGTTGATGCTTTTTGTCAAACTTGCGCGCTCCGCTGTCGCCTGTTACTTTTGCGTTTTTTGCGCACATTTCTAGAATCGGATGGTTCCCGTGCCGGAGTTGTTTGCCTAGCAGCTTGACCTCCAACGCTCTTAACGCTGGGGTCATGCTCAAGGTGCCTTGCCCGTAGGGAACAAACTTTTCAATCTCTTCTTCGCTGAAGTTGGCTTTAACCAACCACGGCTTCAAATGTTCGAACAGGGCGCGGTCAAAAGCGATTTTTTGCACGTCGCACCTGTCAAACAAGCCGCGCATGGCTTCAGCGACAAATTCGTATTCAATGGCTCGTCCTGGTGTCGTGTTCAAGTAGCCTTGTTTGGCCCACAAGTCATACGGCACTCTGTCTTTGCGCGATTTCTCTGCCAGGCCTTCAGCAGGTAGCCAGAATTCACTGTGCACACCACCGTCTTCTGTAACCAACGTGAGCGCGGTCAGGTCGTTGACGCTGGATAAGTCCAGTCCGCCCCATACTTTCATTCGCTCTATCGGGCCGCACGGGTCGCCGTTGCTTTGCCATACTGACTGAGAGACAAACGGGCTGATGGCTTCAACGCGCTGGTTGAGGATCAGGTTGCGAAACTCTGGCTCGTTGGCCGGCATTTCCATTGCTGCCTTGCATTGCTTGCCAATGTCGTCAATGGAGCGAAACTTGCCCATGGCCGGGTTCGCCGCCATCCACGCTTTCTTGTCGTCGAGCTTGCAATCCTTTGGTGCCTCGTACACATGGCACACTACCCTTGGGTCGGGCGCGTTACGGTGTGCATCAATCCAGGTAGAAAGCATGTCGGCATCGGTCGGAGCCTGAGTGCTGATGGCGATCAAAAGCGGGTTTTTGTAAGCACCTTGCGCGGAGGTGATTGCAGAAACAAACTTGTCTGTTGGCCCAACAACTTGCCCGACCTCATCCAATATCGCCAAAATGGGACTCAAGCCGTGGGCAGTCTTGCCTTCAGCCGATAGCGCCCTGTAAAGCACGTTCTTTGACAAGCCGATCAAGCGCTTGCCGGATGGCTGGATGCGCACCAAGGACGATAGCTTGGGCGACATTTCAACCATCTTGCGGGCTAGCTCAAAAACGACTGCTGCCTGGTCTTTGGACTGTGCCCCACTTACGATTTGCGAGTTCTGCACGGCTTCAGGGCCGCATAGGTGTGCAAGCAAAATACCAGCAATGAGGGCGGTCTTGCCGTTTTTCCTTGCAATTGACAAAATAGCCGTATGCGTGCCGACAGGAGAGTCGTAAACGTCCAGCAAGAACTTGCGCTGAAAAGGCAGCAGGCTTATGGGTTTGCCAATGCCGTCGCCCTCTGGGGCTACGCAATATGTCTCAATAAACGCGCACACTTTCTCACCGCGTGTCATCCTTGACACACGTTTTGTCTTGGTAGCCATCGACTACGCCAGCAACTCGTCCGCTAATTCGTCCTTGACCTTGCGCGCTTGGCGCTCAGTCTTGCGGGCATTCAACAGGTTTGGCAGTTGCTTGTCAGGTGAATAACCACCCATGCGCAGGGTTCGCATCAGCGCCATTTCGCGTCGGGCATACTGTTCAAGCACCGACACTCGCGGGTTCACAATCTGCGTGCCTTTGTCATTTACAACAACAGCAC